AATATTATACGGATGGCCTACACGTGTCTATTAAGCCTATAGAGGCTTATAGTATATATAAGACCCTTATACACCGATTCAATAGAGAGAGTTGAGAGACTCCAATTTGGTGTCCAAGGCTATATTTACTACTCTGCCATCAATTATCCCTTCTCATTGCAGAAACTCATAATTATCATATCAAACCAATATTAATTATATATATCCCTTCATATTCTCCTTCAATAAGTCAATATTTAATTCCTTAACATTTAATTAGCGTGTTATAAATCCTATATTTGAGTGCATTTTATAAACCCAGATGTTAAGAGGAGCTAGGGTTCTATAAAAGGGGGAACTGGGCAAGGCATATGCATATCTTCATATCTTCATCAAACCTTCAAACTTCTCTCATAAATATTCTCTCTCTAAATTCCCAGAACGCATTTAGCTGCGCAACCTAATAAACTAAATGGAGTCTCAGCTAGTTAATCCTCCGAGTGCTTTTAATTACATAGAGTCTCATAGAGATGAATACCAGTTATCTCATGACCTAACAGAGATTATTCTGCAGTTTCCTTCCACTGCTGCACAATTAACAGCAAGACTCAGTCGTAGCTGTATGAAGATAGACCACTGTGTCATAGAATACAGGCAACAGGTTCCGATTAACGCAACAGGGACTGTAATTGTGGAGATACATGATAAGAGAATGACAGACAATGAATCATTACAGGCGTCCTGGACATTCCCTATACGTTGTAACATAGATCTCCATTACTTCTCATCTTCCTTCTTCTCTCTTAAGGATCCTATACCATGGAAGTTATACTACAGAGTGTGTGACTCAAATGTTCATCAAAGAACACACTTTGCCAAATTCAAAGGCAAGCTCAAGATCTCAACAGCTAAACACTCTGTAGACATCCCATTCCGTGCACCAACAGTGAAGATTCATTCCAAACAATTCACAGAGAATGATGTTGATTTCTCACACGTGGACTACGGGAAATGGGATAGGAAACTCATAAGATCCACAACAATGTCAAGGGTTGGGTTAAAGACTCCACTGGAATTAAGACCAGGAGAATCATGGGCATCAAGAAGTACCATAGGAATGGGTCATACAGACACAGACTCTGAACTGGAGAACGCAATACACCCATACAGACATCTAAACAGACTGGGGTCCTGCACATTAGACCCTGGAGAGTCAGCTTCAGTGATAGGGGAACAAAGGGCTCAATCAAACATCACCATGTCAATGAACCAGCTTAACGAACTTGTTAAGGCAACAGTCCATGAATGTATTAACAATAATTGTAACCCAACACCACCAAAGTCATTGAAATAAATATATTGGTTATTGTATTTTATATACTCAATTTCAGCAAATGTCTTATTATTATTCATCCAACATAATCAAGATCAAATGATACAAAGGTAGATGCCTTAGAAGTGACATCAGACATCCAACAATAATAAATTAATAGGGCGTTCTTGCTTATATTATCATAAACACCCTTACAAGAGTCATGATCTAAGTCCTTAAAACTAGCCCAACAATTATAACGCCTATTAGAGAGTGACGTTGATCCTTCAAGGTCGACCATTGTACTATCCTTCTCCACAGATAAAACACGCTTCAACACATGACGAATGTAGAATCTGTCTTTGAAGGAGGAAGCTATCGCTAAATTACCATGACTATTAATCCTTGCACCAAATAACTCATCAAATGTGAGCAGAGATCCTGAAGGACTCAAATGAGGTTTACGATCCACCACAATAACAAGTGAAAAAACACCTTCAATCTTAGGGGGTAAACCATCCATGGCAACATCAGCATGTACTCGTTCAATCTTAACAGTTCCCTTAAACCTGAGTCGTTTCAACTTAATATACGACCTGCTTCGGGTTAGGTTCAATCTTACCCAAATGGGGGTAGTTAATATATGTGGAAATAGCAGATATATATGAGTCATTACAAATTCAGGTCCATATTGATTCTCATGAATACGTTGGGCTGACATCTTGGGCTCTTCATGAGACTTATTTTGTTGGGTAGCTCTACGTTTCCCATCTGCACGTTTAACACCAGATGATCTCTTAAACACATTAGAACGTGAATAATATCTCCTCTTATAATTATTAGCATCAGGTTTATATCTAACTGGATACATATTAAGATATCGGATACTACTCCAAAATGACAACAACGTCCTTTAAATAGAGCAACTTGAATTTTGAATAATAGTAAATAGCCTTCACATATGGGTTATGACTGGTCCACGTATATATAAATAATGTGAGGGACTAAACCTGGACAAATTCAAAGTTGGGGGGGGGGATATACAAACTTTTTCCTAGTGAATGACTAAGCTTTAATGCATGGACCAGATTGCGCCACGTGTACTGTACGGACTGGGGGAGCGCATTTAATTCAAATATTGGTCAAAAGTGGTCAAAAGTGGGGGGGACCAATTCCAGAGAGGGGGGGATCACCAATAAGCAGGCGCTCATCTGGACACGTGGAGGGCCAAAAATTCGCGCGGCCATCCGGT